CTGCTAATGTTGCTGTTACCAATTCTTTATCTGACCTATTGTTATCTACTACAATAAAATTTGATTGACCAAATAATCTTTGAAACTTACCTATATTAGATTGTACTTTCTCCCAAGATGTTTGCACAACATACTCTGGTATTTGTCTACTTCTTATTTTATTTCTTTCTAACGCAACAGGTAATGTTGTGTTAACAAATATCATATAACAATCATAACCTAATGAGTGTAGCATACTATACTCAGCATCTATTCTTGCATAATCTCTTCCAGTTGCGTCAACAACTAAACCTAATCTACCTGCTACATACATATCTAATTGTTTACTAGTCAAACGCTTTGCATTATTTCTTATAATATCTCTAAAATATTTTTCTTGGTCAGGCATTTTGTCTGAAAGATTTGCTTGTTTTAATCCTCTTTCAAATGCATTATCTGAATTTACAAATTTTAATCCAGTTCCTGCAAAAGTATTACTAGCGATAAATGATTTACCACTACCAGGTCCTCCTGCCATAAAGAAGGCCTTAAATATACCTGGATCATATACACCTTCTTGTAATAAAAATTCTTTAAACTTCATTTATTTCCATCCTTTTGGCAACGTAAAGTTTGCCCTACTAAATTCTAATCTATCTACTATTTTTACTGCACCTGCTACTCTATCTACTGCAACATATCCTTCAGGTGCTGTTACTCTATATCCTGTTCCAGTTTTAATGTAGTGTCCTATCTGTTGAATTTGATTCATCTTTTGTATCAATGTGTTCTTCGCATTAGCTAAAGTTACGTGACTTGCTATCGCCATATATAAACCTGTTTTATTTTGATTAATAAATCTTAATCCATCTGCTAATATATCTCTATATTTTTGTTTTGCTTTTTCAGTTTTTCTTTGGTCTATTTCTGTCTTCAAAATGTTTTCATAATAATCTCTAAACATATCTTGCAAGACTCTAACCTTACTCATACCACCTTTGTTATTTTTAAGATAATAATTAAAGAAACTTTTTAATCTAAACCCTACAGATAAAGGGTTAGTAGCACTACTAGTCATTTCACCTAATATCTTTTCTGCTTTATGTAAAGAACCTTCTGCCATTCTTAATTGAGCATTAAATGTATTCAATTCTGATTTAGTAAATGTAATAGAACCAGAGTCGTCTTTATAAGAAGCACTTGCTACCCATACTCTTGCATTACCTGAACCTCTAACATTACCAAAACTTGCTGTTAAACTTTTCATATCTTTACCAGAATACATTGTATGAAATACAATACCCATTTTAGCACGAGCAATCTTCTTACCTATATTACTGTTTGCCTGTACTGCATATGTGATTGTATTTGGTGTAAAGGTTATCATTTTTTCACCATCAATTGAAGTTGATTTTGTATCGTTAGTGAATAATAAATCACCTTGTAAAATTTGTTTAATGTTTAGACTAGATAAATGATTAAGACATACTGATAATTTTTGAGCGACAGGACCAGAATGGTTCCGTCTTATGTCTGCTGTTGTGTAATTGATTTTAGGGGTGACGTTGAATATTGATTTTGTACCAACAAAGAATTTACCGTTTTCAGGATTGACCCCACATATAATAGCAGGTGCCCCATCCCATTTAACAGTAGTATTGATTTTTGCTCCCGAGTGACCTGCGAGCATATCTCTTACTGATTTTAGAAAGTTAATTGCGTTAACTCCACCAGCTGAACCCCTATTGATTATATCATCTTCTAGGTGCTCTAGGTGTGTGTTCTTGTCTTTTGTGAAAAAACCTTTAAAACTAAACATTATTCCTCATTTATTCCATTAGTATAATCTATATTCACAGATCCATTAACAAATCATATACTACTATTTATAATTTAAGTACCTGCACATTCTTTAGCAATTTCTGCTTTAAATTGAGGTGTCATATAACCTTGAAATTGTGGTTTAATAACAAAATCTCCTTTATATCTAACTCTTAAATCTAACATATTAAGACTGCCCTTTCTCAATAAAAAGAATATTTTAGCGGCGTCTGATTTATCAAGTGTATCAGGATTTTGCACAACCTCAAACTCACCTTTATATTTCTTATCAATTCTTGTTAACCCACATAAGGTTGTTTTTAATGAGTCTACTCTACCAGGTGAAATTATAACCTTTTCTTTATCACTAGTACCTATACCAGTCACCAAAGCAAAATCAAACTCTTTACCTTTTAATTTTTTTAATTTAAGTTTATCAAATAATTTTACCTTTAATATTATATTAAGTAAAACTTCTGCTAACTCTTCTGAATTTTCATTAATTATTTTTATATAAGTTTTCCACAATGGATTATTTCTAGTATCATACAGTTTATTATTAACAAAATATCTCATACTTTTTGGATCTCTAGTATTAGAGTCTTGATATCCTTTATCAGATGAAGCATATCCTTTTGTATTAATATATGCTCTATCAAATTGAGATTTATCTCTATTTTTAGCTTCATATAATTCTTGATTATCTAACTTAGCATAATTTTTAATATCTTTTTTTAATATTATTTTTTTATTTACTGCCTCTTTAACTACACCAGCAAAATAATCTCGCCTAGTTTTTTCTAATTTTTGTTTTAGTTTATCAAATTGTGGGCCATCAAATGTACTAGAAAATGCTTTATTAATAAGAGTTGGATCAGAATCCTTAACAAATGCTTTTTTCTTTAAAGAAAATCCATAAAACTTTTTATTATCTTTAGTGACCACCAAATCTGCTGAATTATAATCTTTAAATCCAAAAGCACTAACTTGAAAATCCCTAATTTCTGGTGACCAAATATTACCTGTCATATATACAGTTAATTTACTACTTGGTGCTTTCATATAATTTCTTATTGCTATAGCGGCAGATATACCTACTGCCATATCAGAAATATTTTTTGGAACACCTGGGTCCATTTTTTTTAAGAATTGGCTTTTGGCGTTTGGATCACCAAACTCAATACCTTTACCAGACTTACCTTCTTTAATTATTGTAGCTAAATGATTAACTTTAGTAATCTTTTCTAGTTGTGGTACAGATTTTTGTAATGCTGTAGCTGTTGTTATTTCCGAAACTTCGTATGCCATATCTCTCTCCTATGACTATTTATATTGGAATTATTTAGATTGGAAACAAAGGTGTTTGACTATACCACCACTATCTTGCCAGACTTTATTCTTATTTTGGAACTTCGCTAACTTGTCAGCATCCTCTTCAAAAAAGAATTCTGATAATACAGAACCAGTTGGTTTCTCTATGACGTGCCAAACTATTTTCTTACCTTTCTTAACTAACTTCTTTTCGTAAGAAAGTTTATAGGTATACTTTGCTGGTCTCCTATCACCTCTACTGAACCTTACTTTTTGTTTTTTCATATACTTTCCAAATAATAATAATTACATCCTTCACCGTGCATACCATAAACAGGATCATATTTTTTATGTTTAACATTAAAATAATCTTTAATGTGATTAGTAAATACAGACTCACTATATCCAAACACAGGCATAGTATCTCCATTTACAAAAAAAATAAGGTGAGGTTTATTATCCTCCTTATTGAAAACTCTAATAAACATTTTTCCTGAAGGTTTTAATATTCTATGATACTCTTTTATAATAGATAGAATATCTGGTGGATAGTTCACGTGTAAAGCACCAGCGTCAATAAGAAAATCAAAACTATTGTCTTCAATCTCATCTAATTTTCTTATATCTCCAACAAGAAATTTTCCTTTTGGTAAACGCTTTTGAGTTCTTTCTATAACCGTTTGTGAAAAATCTACACCTGTTACCTCAAACCCCTCGGCTATAAGCCATTCAGAATTTCTACCATCTGCACATCCACAATCCAAAACCTTTAAATTTTTTTCAAAATTATAATACTTTATAAAATCAACAACGTGGTCATCTTGTTGCTTTCGCTCCATACTAGGATTTTTATAATCCCAAGGTCCACCAGTTAGGTGGTGTTTAAAAAATTCATCCCATTCTTCAACTAAATTTTTCATATCATCTTACTACTATCTATTAATTGTGGTTCTTGTTTTTTCTTCACTACTTTTTTTACTACCTTCTTTTCTTTTTTCTTTTTCTTTGCACCAAAGATTCTTTCGTGTCCATCTTTGTATGCTTTATTTACTGGTCTCCAAGCACCATCCCATATTTTTCCTTTAACGCCTACTTTCATTCCCATTATTTCCAATATGTATTAAAAGCTAATACTGTCCTTTCTTTACTTTTATTAATACTATCTCCTGAACCGTGCATTAAATAACTCGGCCACATTAACATTAATCCTTTTGTAGGTGTTATTTGATAAGTTCCTTTTGTAAGAGAAGTAGGGTTTTGAAAAACTAACTTGCTACTATTTTCATCTACTTTTAAAAATATAACACCAGAGCAAATTGAATTAGGATGACTATGATAGTTTAGTGTACTATCTTCACCTTGTATATTAACCCAAGAGTCTTGCATTCTTTGTTTGGGTGTAAAAACTTCGTTCATAATTTTATCTTCTATATCTTTATGATAGTCTAAAATATAAGCGTTGCCTCCCATATTAACATATGTTGTTTTAGCATTACCTTTAAAGTAATCATACTGCCCTAAATCTTCTTTGTTAATACTATTAATTAATTTATCTATTTCTGTATCATTTAAAAAATTAGGATACTCCCAATAGTTTATTTCAAATAATGTTTTCTTTTTCATCATACTTTAAAATCTGAAAACTTATCGTAAGCAGTTTTCTCCTCTTTTGTTTCCTTTTGATTAGAGTCAACTATGTTTTGTGCTGTTTGACCTACATCATACAATCTCATTTTAGGTCTATCAACCCCTATAATAAATGACCTATTAATTCCTGGGTCATTATATCTATTCTTCAATTGTTTAATCTTTAACTGACCTAATGCTTCTAAATCATCATTGGATATTATTGCAAACATAAAGTCTGCTGTTGCTGGCAATCCAAAACTTTCTGCCGTATCTTCTAGTCCTATGTCTGTACTCATAAATCCAGTTCTTGTTGTTTGTGTAGCAGAAAACAAAGGTACATTAAATTCTACTGCAAGTCCTCTTAACTCTTCAGCGATTGCCTTGATATAAAAATAAGAACCTATATTGCCACCTTTAAATCTACTTGACGCACATATATTTAAATAATCTATGAACACTACATCTGCTTTAAAACTTTTCTTTAATGCAAGTTCATTAAACAATGCTCTAAAATGTCCACTATGAGCAGCGGCAGTTGGATATTCTTTAATAATTAATTTACCACCAGTCTTCTTTCTTATCTTATCTATCTTATTATCATATAAATCTTTTGGCATTGTATGTAAATCGTCCATAGTTACATCTAATAAGTTTGCGTCAATTCTTTCAGCAATTCTTTCTTCTGCCATTTCTAAAGTGATATACAATACATTTAAACCTTGTGCCAAATAAGCACTTGCACAATGACACATAAACAAAGACTTACCTACACCTGTACCTGCCAATGCAATATTCAAAGTCTTACTTGGAACACCACCCTTGGTTGCTCTATTCATATAATCTAAATCAAATTGATATTTTGTTTCTTTAGTATGATACCATTTAAATCTTCTATCAGCGTCATCTATATAATCGTGACCAATATGTTGGTCAAATGATACTGCTAATGCGTCTGCTAGTATGCCTGGTATCGCTTCTGGCGTTCTCTTACTATCTTTCTTATCTAATATTCTGATACCATCTAGTACAGCATTATGTACTGCTTTATCTTTACAAAATCTTTCAGTTGTATCTAATAACCATTGTGGATCGGAATCTAATTTACCTATAGAATTAACATAATCGTTTAATTGAATATGTTCCTCTTCATTAATATCTTTTCTTTGTCCTACTTCTATTAAGATTGATTCTTTTGTTGGAAGATTATTATATTTCTCTACAAATTTATATATTTCTGTAAATAAAATCTTTTCAATTCTTAAACCAAAGTAATCTTCTTTTAAGAAAGGTAATACTTTTCTAGCATACTCTTCTTGATAGAAGAGATTATTTAATATAGTTGTTTCTAATCTTTCGCTCATACGTAATGCAAATAACTTCCTATTATATATTTAGGTTCTTTTATTGGTTTATGTCCTATATGTTTATAAGTCCACAAAGGTGGAAACATTAATAATCTACCTGCTTTTGGTTTAACTTTCATATCATATTCAGGAAAAGAAGTATGACCTTCTATATTATCTTTTAAATATAAAAAGAGTACAAGAAATCTTTTTGCACTTGCATAATCCATAACATCAACGTGTTCTTGAAATTCATCTTCCTTATTAACTTCATATTTCTTAAAACGTATTTGTTCAAAACCAAATTTATTCGGCCATTGTTTTAATCTATCTATATTATTATCTTCAATATACTTTTCAACATATGGTCTCAATACTTTATATACTATGTCCACATATTCTTGCCAATCTGAATGTAAATTTATATTAACTTCTGTAAAAGACCTATGACCTTTTAATTGTGTTTTAGTCCATTGATGTTTTGAATCTTCAAACTTATCAACCAAGTGTTGACATTGATTTGGTTCTAATACATCATCATAAACATTAATATAATTTTTATTTTCCACTTTTTATTTTCTCATCTAATAATTCTATCAATAGGTCACCAATATAATCTATAAATTCTTTATTGTCAAGTGTATCCATATCATTGGGATTTTTTATTACTGTATAATCAAACTTCATAGGCAAAGTTCCATCTGGATTCTCATCTTTTCCAAACCCAACCTTGCCGTAATGGAAGATTATATCTTTATATTTACCTTCTGTTATTTTGATACAAGAGAAATCATCTTTATCTCTTTGTACAAATACGTAAGGTTTATTCTTCGTCTGATCCGTAGGTAAATTTATGTCTTGCGTGTTCATCTATCTTATCTAATACTTCCTTTGTAAAATACTTATCTGGATTATCATTAACTTGTTTACCAAATACTTTAGAACCATCTGGCATTTCATATCTTGTTGATACTTTCTTAAAGATACCTGCCTCTTCTCCTAGTTCTAATAGTCCATAATGCTTATCCAAACCGTGTTTATAAGTTAACTTAACATCCACTTTAGCATTTTCTTTAGTAATTCTTGATTTATATATTTTACAATGAATAATATTTCCAATAACCTCGGTACCCAATTTCTCTTTTCGTTTACCAAGATAGATGATTGTTGAAGCAGCGTATTTCAATCCTGAACCGCCACCCATTTCTTTTTGTGGGAACATTGAACCAATAACATCATACGTATGATTGGTCATTAACAAAGGAACATTTGCTTGTCCTAGTTTAAGTGTTAAAACTCTAAATGTAGATTTGACAATTTGTGACCTTGTCATATCTCTTGTTTCTTTACCTTCTGCTGTGTCTGCCATTTCTTTTGTAGTAGATAGCATTCCTAAACTATCTAACACAAACATTAAAGGTTGTCTATCTTTTTCTTCTTGTTCTAAATATTTGTCTACTATTTTAATTGCCTGTGCTCTAAATTCTTGTACTGTTGATACTGGTACTACTACAACTCTTTTACTATCAACACCTCTTGACTCTATCATATCTTTTGATACTGCATTTTCTGATTCAAACAGAACAACGCCTGCGTCTTTGTCTTTATCTAAAAATCGTTTGAGAATACCTAATGCGAAAAATGTTTTACCAGTTGCTGCCTCACCTGCAATTGCTGTAATTCTATTGCCTGGCAACCCACCATAAATTGAACCTGATAAAAGAGCATTAAAAGAATAAGAACCTGTATCTATAAATGAAGTTACATCACCTGCTGTGATTCCTTCACTTGCTAAACTAGCAAATTCATTTCCTGTTTCTTTAATTATTTCTTTTAGAAAGTCTTTCATATTCGTCCCACTCTTTTTCTGTATAACTTATTATATACCATTTGATGTTGTTAATATAACATAATTCCTTCACCGAGTCAAGTTCGGTTGGTAGAAAATTTGTGCTAATGTAATCATTATATCTTTTATATACTGTTATTCTCACGATACTTTTTCCATCCTAAAGGTATATACCATAGTATAATAACTATCGGTATGGAAATAGCAACCCAAAAATGTTTTGCTTTTTCAAAATAAACCATCATACCAATAATACTTCCTATATCTACAACACTATGTATGGCAATCCACCAACCATAG